TCGTTTATTAAAAAAATCTTTTGACCCTGGCCATTTAGATATAAAAGACCCTGGCCACTAATATATAAAAAGATCAAATTTTAATCCTCTATTTATAGTGTTTTAATTCTTTTTCAAGCTCATCCCATTCTTTTTCAAAGCCTTTAGTTTCACAGGTTACTACTGGCGTTCCATCTTCATTAATATTTTCATGGTGTCTAATGCCTATGCCATGTGGAATTAAGCATGATTCAGTAGTTTCTAGGTCAGGTTGCCAAAGTTCTGCCCATGATTCATCCATAGCTTTTAAAAGCTTAACAGCCTTTTTAACAATATTATTAACTACTTCATCATGAGCGTCCATAATTTCATCACGCTCATCCCATGTTAAGTTGTATTTTTCTAAGTCCATTTTCTTTTCCTTTCGTTTATTAAAAAAAATCTTTTGACCCTGGCCACTTAAATATAAAAGCCATAAGCCTATTTAGGCGTACCAATTAGTACATAAACAATTTTACGTGCGTTTAATAGCTTTAAAGCCTTAATTAATAGCATATTTAATAAATGATTCATTTTCTATCCTTCTACTATTAAAATAGAGTTATTAAAATAGGTACGTTGACCCCTTGCAAATTCCAGGGCATTATTTAAGTTCATACCTTTATAAATTCGGCTTATGCGTTGCCTTTGTCCGAAATGGGTTATCTTTAAAACTTCCCAGGCATTCAGGCCGAATATTATTGGTCTTCTTTTTATTTTTAATTCGTGTTTAATAGTCATTTTATTTCCTTTCTTTTAATGAATTACCAGGCCAACGTTATTAGTATTATTAAACCATCTAGTTGCGTATAAATCATAATTTGAACAGTCTTTATAATTAGCTTTTTTTAAGTCTTCTAATGATCTAAATATTTTTGTATGTCTATCTACATTTTGATTGATAAACTTTGACTGTTTACCACTATCGGAAAATATAAAGTCAAAATTAATTGGAATAGACTTTAGGCTTTTAACCATTGTTATATTATTAGTGTATGAATAAAACCTTACTAATGGGTTATCTACAGCAATTTGAAACCATTTTAATAGATATTCCTTACTGTAGTAGTCGCCACTATCGTGAATTCGAACATATTCGGCTTTTTTATCTTTAATATCTTGATTCATTAATTGTACAAATGAATCTTTCAAGCTTGCTTCTAGTTTTAATTCGCTCCATTTATTTGCTAATGGATAAGCGCCTTTCCTAGCATAACAAAACTTAATGCAACTATCGGCCATTGGACAGGTAACCATGCCACCCTTAGACCTATAGGCTGGTATTGAAAAATTAAACAGCTTTACGCCAAAATGTTTTGATGTCTTTTTAATCTTACTATTTTGTGTTAATAGATTCATTTTATTTACTTTCTAGTTTATTATTAAGAGGATTAAAGAATCTCACTGTCTGTAGAGCATTAGACCAATTAGGCCCACTAGGTGCAATTATTTTAAATCGCCCATCATTTTGTTTATAGACTTTGAAATCTTTTAATCTTTGACCAAAAAACCGCATTGTATCTTTACTAAAAAAATAGGGTGCTGTTTTCTTGGTTAGTCTTTTAATTTCGTATATTGTCATGTCATTTCCTTTATTTGTATTCGTTAACATGGTTAAACATAACAATAAATAATACTTGATGCAATAGTTTTTATTACATTAACTACACATTATATATATATAATAAGAAATTTTCAAGAGCGACCGAACAAACAGGCGCAGCCGAAACAAAACAATTTCCGATTTTCACGCTTAATCTTGCCTATTATCTACCGATTGCCGATAATACCCCCTATGGTATGCGAACAAATGATTCTTTTTAGCTTAGATAATATGATTTTATTCAATAATAAATCGACTCCACAAGGTGCAATTTTTGCGTGCGTCGGATTCCGTGCCTAAATTTTTTTTATGATTTTTAAGCAATAGGATATGTTACAATAATGGACTGGCCAATCATCACAGAAAAAGACTATGAAAGACTCATAGAATCAATCGACCTCGGAGACGAGTTCTTCCGCAAACTAGCCATCTTCCGCTCTGGCCTGATCGAACCGCACATGCGCCACTGGCAGCTATCAGCACACGAAGCCTACGACAGCCTATCTCAGCGAGAGTTGCAAGTGTTTAAGATGCGCCTAAAATCACATAGCTTTCCACTGATCGCAGACAACCTGGAAATATCTGAGTCATCCGCAAAGACCTACTGGCGCAGAGCGATTAGGAAATGTTGGTGTCTCTTTGACCCAAAGTAGTGTCGTCTAAAGCCTAATTACTGAAACTATTACAGGAATTACTATGGCCAATAAAAAGAAGGGTAGAAAACCAGTAGACGTAAGTGGAGATAAGGTGGAGATGCTTTCGAGCTTTGGTTGTTCAACGGTGGAGATAGCGAGACTACATAATTGTAGTGAAACCACTATCCGTACAAAATTTAGAGAAGAGATTGAGCGTGGTAGAGAGAACATGCGCATCAAGCTTCGCCAGTTACAATGGAAGCAAGCCGAACTAGGGAATACTAGCTTGCTTATTTTCTTAGGTAAACAATATTTAGGTCAATCCGACCGTAACGAACTGGAATTAGTAGGCAACCTTGAGGGATTACTCAAAGAGTGTGGCTACGAAGATTCACCGATTGAAAAGAAAAGTTTTAAACAAACAGAAGCTCTGGAAGATCCTCAAGTACCAGCCCTCGCCTAATCAGCAATCTGTCCACGACTCGACCGCAAGGTTTAGAGTCAATGTGCAAGGCAGACGATCAGGCAAAAGCTATAGTGCTGCTAAAGAAGTCTTACCGTACATCCTAACTCCTAATACGAGAACCTGGATATGTGCGCCTACATTAGAACTTGCAGACAAAATTGTTAGAGAATTAAAAATAGACATTCTAACAAAACTGAGACTTCCAATAGCAACGAAGAAAGAAGTTAGTGGAGCATTACACTATTTAAAGCTAGCTGGACTTAATAGCGAAGTATGGGCAAAAAGTTGCGAACGCCCAGAAAGTTTGGTGGGTGAAGGAATTGACCATTTAATTGTAGAAGAGGGAGCAAAGATACGAAAGGTTGTATGGGAACAATATTTAAGACCGACATTAGCCGATAGAGCTGGTTGGGCATTATTCACCACAACACCTGAAGGATATAATTGGATATATGACCTATGGCAACGAGGAAAATCAGAAGAGTTTCCAGACTGGGAGTCTTGGCAACATCCAAGCTGGGAGTCTCCATTTTTTAAAGATGACATTGAAGAATTAAAGAAAACACTAACCTATGAAACCTGGCAACAAGAGTTCGGAGCGCAATTCACCTCATTTTCAGGAAGGGTCTTTCCGTTTGATCGCACCATACACATTCAAAAACTCAAGTATAACCCAGACTTACCCACATATTCTGGGATTGATTTTGGATATAGGTGCAGCGCAGCAGGATTCTTTCAAGTGGAGCAACGCAAAGATAAAGATAAAGTATATCTGATCGATGAGATATGGGAAGAGAATATCAAGACTGAGGACTTTGCAGACAAAGTGAAAGCGAAAGGTTATCCGATCATTCGTCACTTTGGCGATCCAGCAGGCGGTGGCGTTCAAGCGCAAAGTGGTATTGGTGATATAGAAATATTTAAAAAGAAAGGTATTCGAGTTGACTTTAGGCAAGATAGAGTTTCTCGCAATATCGCTAACGGTATCTCACACATGAGAACCTGGTTTGAGGATGCTGCTGGAAATCCTCATTTTTATGCCGATAAAAGATGCGAAAAGTTTATATCTAGCTATGAGAACTATCGCTATCCAGAGAAGAAGAAAGACCAAAGACTTAAAGAAGAACCACTCAAGGATGGTCTAAATGACCACGCAAACGATGCTTCGAGATATTTTTTCTGTAACCTTTTTCCTATAAAGTCGAGAACAGCAGGAGTAATTGACTGGTGATAATACAAGATCTATCTGAACAACTAATAATTGATAGCCTATCAGACTATCTAGGCAATATTGAGACTCAACGCACAAGAGAGCGTGAGTATTTACTTGATTTTTACGAAGGCGTAAACATAGAGAACTATGTAGGCGAATACTTTGCAGGCGAAAGCTTACAGCAAGTACCTATGTTCACCCAGAACCTAACAAGGCGTGTATGTAAGGCCAGAGGGCAAGCATACAAACGACCCCCTCGTATGAAGGTCGATGAGCGCTACCAAGATTTCGCAGACCTACAAGACCTTAATTCTAAGCGTAGACAATTAGAGCAGACTACATTTCTACTTGGAACTATGGGTTTTCGCAGTCTTTGGAATCCAAGAAGCAACAAGGTAGAGTATGAACTACTCCCCTTTTTAGAACCGTTGTTCTTACCTGGTGAGAAAGAGCCTTTTGGCTGTATCTATGCTATTGAGAACGAAGGGATGTCTAGGCTTGCTAAACAAGAATTTATTGTATGGACTGCCGATCGTGAAGGTATGCCTGGTAAACACTTTGGTATTGATGCGAATGGTGACAAGTTCTCATTTAACGAAGGGGATGTAAATCCCTATGGTATTTTACCAGTATCGTTCTGTCACAAGTATTCACCGATCAGAGATTTCTTTGTAGGGGGAGCTGAAGATGTAGTAAGAGCAGACCTAGCCTTATCGGTTGCAGCGATGGAAATATCCTTATGTATCAGACTGGGTGCGATTGGTGTAAAGTTTGTAACAGGCGTAGATGATCGCTCACGCATTTCTATGGGTGTTGATAAGATACTTTATCTTCCAGAAGGCGCTAACTTTGGCGTTACTGGGCCAAGTGCTAGTATCAGCGATTTGATCTTAGGTGCTAAGTATCTTGTTGAGACTACTCTCAATAACAATCAGCTTCGTGTAAAATTTATAGACTCTCACGGTAATGCAGAATCAGCAGAAGCCTTGAGAGTTCAAGAGATTGATAACTACTCCGAAGTCCAAGCCAACATCGAAGATACCTGGAGAGCCTGGGAACATAGGCGCTTTGAAATTGACAAGCGTATTATAGAGGTACAGACAGGCCAGAAACTTAGCGATGAGTATCTGGTAGATTTTGAAGAGCCACAGATATTATCACCATCTGAAGAACGAGAAATGTTCACCTGGTTATTCCAGAACAAACTAGCCACAAGAAAATCATACCTAATGCTAAAGAATCCTGATATGCTTCCAGAAGATGCAGAAGCCTTATTAAGCGAAGTAGATGATTCTGAAGCACAACCAGAACAGAATAGGCTTTTAAATAGATTGCAAGGCTAATGCCATTATCTCAATCTATTGATAGTGCAGTTGCAGACTTCGAGGCTAGACTTACCGAAGCGCAAGATCAATTTACTCAAGACGTAGAAGAATTACGAGAGCAGGGGTTATCTACTGAGGAGATACTAGCTATCTTGGCTGGTATCTCTATGGTAGACTACTGGTTAGCTGATTTACAGATGCAGCAAGCGGTTAATCGTTTAATGGTCAGTTTTGACACGCTATTAGATGATGCGGTATTCTTTGGTAAAGTATCTGAAACACAACTGGTCGCATTACGCAACATGCAACAAGCCTCTATCTTGAGATACACTACCGACATTAGTGAGAGGGTACGATTATCATTAGTGCAAGGGGTACTTCAGAAAATGCCTCGAAAAGACATCAGTGCTATGCTGTTAAGAGATTTGTCTATAAAACCCTATCAAGTCGATACGCTTATCACCACTTCAATGGCAACCTACTCACGATCACTCACTTTATTACAGTTAGAACAAAATCCCACGCAAAAATTAATATACAATGGCCCAATGGACTCTAAGACCAGACCAGTATGTATTCGGATGTTGAAAGAAGGGGGGATGACACAGGAGCAAGTAGAAGCCAAATATCCAGGCGCATTGCGTGACGGTGGCGGATTTAATTGTAGGCATCAATGGGTTGCATTGTCACCGACTACTCAAAATAAGGATATACAGCAGAAAGCTAAAGTAGCTTATCAAGGGATGGCTGCTAAAGCAACAAAAAAGAGAAGAGTATTTAAAGTGCCACAAACTTTGGAGCAGTATTACAATGATTAATCTTGAGAGAGCATTTACTTTTAGCAAGTCTTTCTTTACTGCACTTGGTAAACGTGTGACAAAAGCGCATAAGCGCTCTATCTTTAGTAAAGGACTTGATCACAAGGGAAATACTTTTACTGATTATACGCCTGCTTATAAAAAACAAAAGCAAGCGCTGGGTAAATATTCTGGCAAAGTTGATTTGAAATTGTCAGGAAATATGAAAAAAGCTTTTCAGTTTATTAGTGCAGATAAAACTGGTTTCTCATACGGAATTGAAGGAGATGAATCAGCAGAAGGTTCTATGGCACAACGTATGGATTTTCAAGGTGATCAAAAGAAAACGAGAAAAAGATTTACAACAAGAAAAACCAACCCTATACCCCCAGATGAGCAACAAATGATTGGTAAAGAAATGGCAGAACAAGTGGTCAGAAACTTTACGAAAGAGTTGCGTAAGAACGGAATGGGGTATAAGGTTTACACCATATAGGAGATATTATGGAAACGGACGTAAAAGT